AATCGGAAGAGGGCAAAAAGATGCAGAAGGATCTTGACGAGCGATTTGAAAAACTCACCGAGAAAAACTTCTTGATGGAAGACGGCAAGTGAAACCAATTCCAACAGAACCTAGTATTGTTGTATTCAACGGTGGACCAAAGGATGGAACTACCATACCTTACAAGTTTTCCATGTATCCAGAATACAAGGTTGCAAATAACCCATGCTATAGTATTGGAAACTACTATACAGACAGTGATCCACTTCCATTTGAAGACATCAAATGGGTTCGCTATGAACTAAAGAAGGCAGTACGACAAGTCTTTGAACCGCGTAAGCACATGGAAATCAATCCAGAATACGCAAAAGATAAGTATACCGTTACAATCTATCACCTGCATCATGCTGATTTTGCCTACGTCTACCAACTTGAAGGTAGCCAAGACAAACCTATTGTTCCAGAAGAAGCATGGTTCGGTCGGATAACCGAAAAGGAATTGATTGATTCCTTTCAGAACAGCAATGATGATGCTTATCTTGCTTGGATCTATGAAGAAGAAATGAGAAAACAAAATGAAACCAGGATATCAAACGACAGAGTTTTGGGTAAGTCTAGCACCAGTACTGGCATCCCTGACTAACAAGGATGCCGCTAACCAAGAGCTGCTTACAATCTGTGCCGCCTCATTGTGTGGGCTGTACATTCTTTCCCGTACCTATGTGAAGATCAAGGAGAAGCCTAGTGTCAAGAATGTGGAGGGGTGACGAACCCGAGCTTGTTCAGTACATCGATCACATGGGTGATGATGATGCGGTGTGTGATGCAGCCCGAGTCTCTATGGCTAAGGATGCAGACATGTTCACCGTCAATCAGAACCACAGACTGATTGGCTACCTTGCTAAGCACAATCACTGGAGTCCCTTCAGTCATTGTCAGATCAAGTTCAGATTCAAGGCACCGATCTTTGTTGCCCGTCAGTTGCAAAAGCATCAGATTGGCTTTGCATGGAATGAGGTGTCTCGTCGCTATGTCAACGAAGAGCCTGAGTTCTGGATGCCAAACTATCTTCGCAGTAAGGCAGACAACGTCAAGCAAGGCTCTAGTGAGGCTGCACACCCTGCATCCGATCTGTATAAGATCGACATGGACAATGTATACTATGCCACAAACCTGGCATATCAGGCAATGATTGCTGATGGTGTTTGTCCAGAACAGGCACGGGCAGTTCTGCCCCAGTCAATGATGACCGAGTGGATCTGGACTGGCAGTCTGTATGCTTGGGCTAGAATGTATGCCCTGCGTATTGATGCACACGCTCAGCGTGAGGTTCAGTTCTATGCAACCCGAATCGATGAGGAGATGACCAGACTGTTCCCAATCAGTTGGTCTGCACTTAAGGATGTATGACTATTTGGTAGATGCTGCGAAGTTCAATGCCAAGAACATGGATCGAACTCACTTCAGCTTTGTTCTCAGGAAGAATAAGGTTCTTGCGGTTGGTCAGGAACATCGGGGAAAGACTCACCCTCTTGCCCTCAAGTATGGATATAAGTATCCAACCATCCATTCAGAGCTTGATGCCTTCAGGCAATTGCACAAGGCAGACATCCGTGATTCCCTTGTGTTGGTAAACACCAGGATATCTACCACGGGTGTGGTTGGAATGTCCCGTCCATGCAAGTATTGCATAGGATGGGTTACCGAGATCTTCGATGAGATCTGGTACACAAATCAAGAAGGAGTATTGGTGAAGCTATGAGACGGGTAAGAGTTGATATGCATCAGTTGCGTGAGCAGATTGAACTTGTTGATCTATCTGCCGACACCGCTACGGAAACCGAGCAGGAACTATTGGATGGTCTTGCGGGCTTCCTAGATCAGATTCTACACGGAGACATCATCTGTTTCTACAAGGATGTGAATGGAACACCAGAGTGAATCGACAGTTGTTCGTCGTGAACGCTGTCCGAAATGTGCTAGCCAAGGTAACGATAACAGCGGGGATAACCTCGCTGTATATTCTGATGATCATGTCCATTGCTTTAGCTGTGGATACCATAGAGGAGTTAGTGGGTATATGAGTGAACCAGAACCAAGCAAGCTTTCGAATTCCCTGAAGGGTGCATTCTCAGAGTTGCCGCATCGTCGCATTGACGAGAAGACCTGTCGCCAGTATGGCTACATGGTTGCCAACGTCAATGGCAAGGATGTGGAGATTGCAAACTATTACGATCAGGGTGGCGAGCTAGTATCGCAGCATGTCCGTGGTCCTGACAAGCAGTTCATCTGGAAGGGTTCGCCCAAGTCAGTGCAACTGTTCGGTCAGAATCTATGGAAGGTAGGCGGCAAGCGATTGGTCATCACCGAGGGTGAAATCGACTGCATGACTGTATGCCAACTGCTTGGTGGTACATGGCCTGTAGTATCTCTGCCAAACGGAGCACAGTCAGCTGTCAAGGCTATCAAGGATAACCTTGAGTTCGTCTCCTCCTATCAGGAAGTAGTCCTCTGCTTTGACATGGATGATCCTGGTCAGGATGCCGCGAAACTAGTCAGTGAGATCCTACCACCTGGCAAGTGTAAGATCGCCAAGCTTCCGCTCAAGGATGCCAACGACTGTCTGGTCAACAACAACGGCAAGGCTGTTGTGTCTGCCATCTGGGAAGCACAGGTATACTCGCCCGACGAGATCCTGCACATCTCAGCCATCGCTGACTCAGTGGACTTTGTCGCCAGCAAGGTGTATCCATTCCCATTCGACAAGCTCAGTGAGTTCCTCATTGGTCAACGATCAGGTGAGATCACACTGTGGGCTAGCGGTACTGGCTCAGGTAAGTCAACCATCCTTCGGGAGTTGATGCACCACCATCTTGACGAAGGCAGATCAGTAGGTGCCATCATGCTTGAGGAGTCTCCTCAGGAAACGATGGACGACATGATCTCGCTGATGATCAACAAGCCAGTCCGTGCTATCCGTGCTGCTCAAATGATGAACGAGCTTCGTATCAAGATGGGTAAGAACCCAATCGACATTGACTTTGTCAACGAGTTCAGTGATGACGAGTATGCTGATGCCAAGCGTAAGCTGTGTCAGACAAACCTGTTCATCTACGATCACCTTGGCAACAACGCAATGCAGAATCTGTTGGCACGAATGGAGTACATGGCAGTCAGCCTCAAGGTTGATGTCATCATCCTAGATCACATCACTGCTGCGGCAGCGGGTTTAATGGGTATGGGTGACAAGGATATCGAAGGTGGCAATAGTGAGCGTCTCATCATCGACACATTGATGAAGGAGTTGCGTTCACTGGCAGTGCGTACTGGTGTCCACGTGGACATTGTATCGCAGCTTAAGAAGACAGACAAGGCATATGAGGAAGGTGACCGAATCACCCTACAGGATCTTCGTGGTTCTGGTGCGCTAGCATCAGTTCCCAATACCGTCATCGCTCTTGAGCGTGACCGTCAGAATCCCGATGCCACTGTGGCTAATACCACAATTGTCCGTGTTCTTAAGAACCGATTGACTGGACGTGCTGGTGTAGCTACCGCACTGTACTATGACAGGTCAAGCGGCAGGTTGAGAGAAGTAGACGTAGCCTTCAATGACGAAGGCTTCCCAGTATTTAACCCCGAGGAGGTCAAATGATTGATGTTATACTGATGGGTACGTTGGCAGTGGCTGGTATTCTGTGGATTATTTCCATGTACTACGCTAACGAGCGAATCAACAAGATTGAAAGATCACTGCAGGAGTGTATTGATACTATGGAGTATCTGGAACCTCACGTTGAAGACGCTAAATTCTACCGAGATCTAGCAGTCAAGGATGTTCGGGAACTCAAGGATATCGTGAATGGTCTGCATCAAGATCTATCAGGTCTTGCAGAAACCGAGAGACGGAAGATGCTGCACACTAAGTACAAGGATATGGCAGCTCGCTATGCACAGCTGTCCAAAGAATATGCTAAGTAGTTTTGAAACTCAGTTCCTATTGTTGCGAGCATCAGCTTGGGATATGTATGCCAGTGCCGCACTATCAATGTCCTTGCATCCTGGTACCACCAGAGACAAGGCAACTCCGCGAACAGCGGAAGAAATCGCAAAGATAGCCGACGAACTGTTGGCAGAAAGAGACAGACGATATGGATTTAATCTCACTGATGATGGTAGCGAACCAGACCCCAGCTAATGTAGGACAGATTGTACAGGTACAACTTGTTGCCTATGCCGATGTTCCTGTTCGTTACTTTGTTTCCGACATCGTGTTTGGTTGGGATCCAACCAAGCTTCGATTCATCGGGGTCAATCACGAAGGGTCACATCCCAGTCTATGGGAAGCTGTCAGTGGTGTAGTCCCTGCCGAGCAGGACTATACGGGATGCTCCGAGGCAAACCCACCCGCTGATGGTGACGGCATGTACTATGGCTATGGTGTACTTGGTGATTACTGGTACATTCAGCAGCCAGTGCAGATCGTTAACTTTGAATTTGAGGTTATCGATAACTTCGGCAGCACCGAGGTATCACTGGTTCCCGCAGTACAGCATGCCTATCTAGCCGAGACAATTGTATATGGCGGCAATGTAGCGGGATCCAGAGTAACTGGTACCCTGACCAATGCAACCATTACTGGTGTTCGTTCAGCAGACTTCAATGCTGATGGCGTGGTTAACGGTGCAGACATGGCTATGATTCTGCAGGATTGGAACGCAACCAACTTCAAGGATAACCCCTATGACCTCAACAACAATGGCGTTGTTGACGGGGGCGATCTCGCTATTCTTCTAGACAACTGGGGATAAAATGCAACTGATAATCGATATCGAATCCAATGCTCTTATGGAGCTAACTCTGGACAGCAAGGGCAAGCCAGTCAAGGAATGCACCAAGGTTCACTGCGTAGTTACCAAGGACATTGCGACTCGTATCGTCCATGTGTGGCACGGTACTGATCTAGGCAAGCCGTTGCTGGACTACCTGTCCAAAGCAACCTTGCTTGTGGGTCACAACATCTACGGCTTTGATCTTGAGTGTCTACGCAGAATGCTAGGTTACAGAGGCAATGCCAAGATCTATGACTCGCTGTTAATCAGCAAGCTTATGTATCCAGACCTACAGAACCACCCACTGGGTGGCAACTCGTTGGCTAACTGGGGTACCTATCTTGGCAATGAGAAGATCAACTATACTGGCACATGGGAAGAGTTGACGATGGAGATGATCGACTACTGCATACAGGATGTGCATGTAGCCCACGACATCTATGACCATCAGCAGAAGTGGCTCAAGGGCAACCCTCAGTATGAGAAGGTTGCCCAACTTGAGCACATGGCTACTGACATCATCAACACGCAGCAGGTCAACGGCTTTAACTTTGATTCACCATCAGGTGAGAAGTTGATCCTTGAGTTGTTGCAGACCAAGGCTCAGATCGAAGATGACATGCGTGTTATCTTTCCTGACAAGGTACACATTCGCTTCTCTGACAAGACAGGCAAGCGTCTCAAGGACAAGATCGAAGTGTTCAACCCTGGGTCACGCAAGCAGATTGCCGAGCGTCTCTTTGAGAAGTACGGTTGGTCTGCACCAGAGACAGAGAACGGCAACCCCAATGTCGATGCTTCTGTACTGGGTGACTTAGATTTCCCCGAGGCTAAGAAGCTTGTGGAATATTTCGATGTCATCAAGCTAATGGGTCAGGTAGAGGATTGGTATACCAGAGCTACCAACAGTAGGGACGGCAAGGTTCACGGCTTCGTCAATGTACAAGGTGCATCGACTGGTCGTTGTACCCACAGCCAACCCAATCTGGCACAGGTATCTGGTGACCACAGGGCAAGAGCGTTGTGGATCCCCCATCAGGGGGATGTGTTGCTTGGCTCAGATCTCAGCGGTCTAGAGCTAAGAATGCTGGCACACTATATGCACTCCTATGACGGTGGTGCATATGCTGATGTCATTCTCAACGGTGACATCCACACTCACAACCAAGAGAAGGCGGGTCTACCTACCCGCAACAACGCCAAGACATTCATCTACGGCTTCTTGTATGGAGCTGGTGATGCTAAGGTAGGCAAGATTGTCAACGGCACAGCCAAGCAAGGTTCAGCCCTCAAGGAGAAGTTCCTTAAGGAGCTACCCGCATTGGCTAAGGTAAAGCAGTGGGTAGAGTTCCAAGTAGCCAAGACATCCACAGTAGAACTAGTAGATGGACGCAAGGCTCCAGTACGCAGCAAGCATGCCGCACTTAATACCCTGCTACAGGGCAGCGGTGCAGTAGTCAGCAAGTACTGGATGATCCTAGCCAACAGGAATTTAACCAAGGCTTTTGGTCACAACAAGGTGAAGCAGCTTGCCTATGTGCATGACGAGCTTCAGTTCTCCGTTCACCCAAGCATTGCCGAGGCTGCGGGTAAGATCATAACTGATTCGGCAATAGAGGCAGGGACGCGACTTGGAATCAAAATGCCCATTAATGCGGAGTTTAAAATTGGAAGAGACTGGTCGGAGACTCACTAAGTACACCTGTTACATCGGGTGTTACGACTTCAGGACAATCCAAGGCAAGTGGAATGGAAGATGGATGCGGTTGACTGGGTTCAGTAATGTGACCCATGTCGGACCAATCATTGAGGTACCTAACGTTGGATCAATTGCCATCACGGTATGTGCTGGCTCTTGGTACAATGACAGAAGACTCAGTGTGGCTAAGGTTCACAAGGAGGAAGTCCTTGAGAAGATGGGTGCCGTGCTGATTGAGAAGATTCCCGTTGGTCAGATCTCGTTGGATCTCTCCGAGGTAATCAATGACGCAAGTAAGTATACGGACATGAGTGCCTGGGATTTGATCTTCCACCATTTTGTTGGCAGATTCCTAGGATTGACAAGACCACGAACCTGCACATCGTATGTGTGCGGTTTGTTTAAACTGCCAGAGATCTGGCATCCAGCAAAACTATATAGGTTATACAGATGATCACGATTTTACTGGCAGGACAGGCGCGTGTAGGCAAGACAACTGCTGCTACCTACATTGCTAGCTATGCGAAGAAGCAGGAATACAGACCAATCATTCTACCCTTTGCCCAGTCCATCAAAGATGCGGCTGCGGCTGCGGGCTTCAGTAAGGAAACCAATCCTGAAGAGTATCGCAAGTATTGTCAAGCAGAGGGAGAGGGTAGGCGTAAGGAGAATCCAGACCACTGGATCAATCTATTCAAGGAGAAGTGGCTTGAACTACGAAAGAAAGACGAACAGGAATCACAATCAACGGACAAGATCTGGAAGGAAACTGTCGTTATTGTTGATGACTGTCGGTATCTTAATGAACTTAACTTTGGCAAGTCAATTGGTGCCAAGACCATACTCATCAGCAAGGGTAGCAGAACCTTGGCAGAAGCCAACGCCGACTGGCGCAAGCATGAGTCCGAGGATATGGCAAACCAATATGAACTAGGCAACAAGGACTATCAAGACATCTTTGAGTTCGTCGTTAAGAACGAAGGAACCAAGGAAGACTTTCAGCACAAGCTCAAGGATAGACTGCCACTTTGGCTGGATGCTACTCCGTTCTCTTATGTAGAGTGCGACTGTGCTGGTTGCAAGAAGATGAAGAGAGACGAGAAGATAACCCTAGAGGAATTCTTTAAGGATCTGTTCGGAGAAGAGGAAGAGGATGACTGAAACTGCCATACTTGATGGAGATATCCTTGCCTATAGAGCTGCCTTTTGGGCAGACACTGAGGGTGGGGACTGGTTGGAAAGCAGAATACACGATGACGTAAAGCGGTGGACACCTCCTGGTATTAATAAGGTTGTCATTGCGCTATCCTGCAGACGGGATGAGAACTTCCGTAGGGATTATCTACCTAGCTATAAGATGCATAGGACGGATAGACCCACACCAGACAATCTCCCAGATGCTCTGGGTATCCTGATCAGTGACTATGTTACTGTCAAGGTACCCAGACTGGAGGCAGATGACCTGATGGGTATTGAGAAGTCAGCCCTCAGGGCGGTATGCGTAACCATTGACAAGGATCTACAACAAGTTCCTGGTTATTGGTGGCTACCACCTGTTGATCCAGACTCCCCTGTGGGAGAAATCCAATACACGACAGTCGAGCAAGCCAACTGGTGGTTCCACCGCCAATGGATTACAGGCGACTCGACTGACAATGTGGCAGGAATCTGGAAGATGGGACCAAAAAAGGCAGAGGCTCTGCTTAACGAAACCCTAACGAAGAATCACACCGCCTTGTGTCTGGCGTTATATGAGACACGAAAGAACAGAGAAGGACAAGCGTACACCTACGAAGATGCCATGTCTATGGCTAGAGCCGTGCGGATCCTACGGGATGGGGAAGATACCCACCCTTGGGAACCGCTAAGCGACGAGTAGGAGACGTATTGAAGAGGAACAAGAAAAATGGAAAACAAGAACGAATTTCTTACAAATACAATGACCGTTTCCAACCCAAGCACCATTGTAGCCAACAGCTACAGCTATGATTTTCCTAATCTAATTAAGATCAGGGCAAGCAAGCATGGAGTTCCTAAGAAAGCTAGCAAGGGTTCTGCTGGGTTTGACCTAAGAGCAGACATCATAAACAATATTACAATAAACCCAGGAGAAACTAGCCTAGTATCTACAGGTACTAGTCTGGAACTTCCTGATGGGGTGTGTGCATTCGTGATGCCACGCTCAGGTCTAGCTCTTAAGAGAGGCATCACAGTTCCCAACAGTCCAGGTCTTATTGACTCTGACTATAGAGGTGACATCTGTGTCATCCTTAGGAACGAAGGAACCGAGCCATTTACGATTGAAGACGGTGATCGTATTGCTCAACTACTGATTGTATCATTCATCACACCGTCATTCATTTCAGTCGATGAACTTGGTCATTCCTCCAGAGGAGTCAATGGCTTTGGATCGACAGGTCTAGGATAAGCATGAATACGTTTGAGAACTTTATTGCTCTGAGTCGATACTCAAGATGGATCGAAGCAGAGAATCGTCGTGAAACTTGGCAGGAAACCGTGGATCGTTGGTGGAACTATTTCTCCACCAAGGAACCCGCACTGCTAGAGAGACCCGACATCAAGGAGGCTGTCCTTAATCGGGAGGTCTTCCCAAGTATGCGAGCATTGATGACTGCAGGTCCAGCTTTGGATCGTGATCACACTGCTCTGTATAACTGTAGCTATCTTGAGATTGATTCGGTTGAATCATTTGCCGAACTACAGTACATCTTGATGTGTGGTACTGGTGTTGGTTATTCTGTGGAGAGACGCTGCGTAGACAAGCTACCAGTTGTTCCATCCTCAATCCACCGCACCGACACCGTCAAGATCATCGTACCAGATTCCCGTGAGGGTTGGTGCGATTCACTTAAGAATCTATTGGTTGACCTATATGGTGGCATCCATCCCACTTGGGATATGTCACAGGTCAGACCAGCAGGTGCAAGACTTAAGACATTCGGAGGCAGAGCTAGCGGACCTGGTCCACTAGAGGCTGTCTTCAAGTTTATTGTCAACACATTCTACAAGGCTAGAGGTCGCAGACTTACTACCCTAGAGTGTCACGACATCTGCTGTGTCATTGCTCAGTCAGTCATTGTTGGTGGTGTTCGTCGCTCAGCGATGATCTCCCTCAGTGATCTTGACGATCAGTCTATGGCTACAGCTAAGTCAGGTAACTGGTGGGAGAATCACTCCTATCGTGCCCTTGCCAATAACTCTGCGGTCTATACCGAGAAGCCAAGCATGGGCAAGTTCCTGCAGGAGTGGACATCACTTTATAATTCCTTCAGTGGAGAGCGTGGTATCCTCAATAGACAGGCACTTGAGTCTGTATGTAATCGATCAGCACGACCCATCCCAGATGGTTGTGCCTTGGGTACCAACCCATGCTCAGAGATCATCCTACGTCCTCTTGAGTTCTGCAATCTATCAACCATCGTCATTCGTGAACACGATAGCAAGATGGACATTAGACGCAAGCTTGAGATGGCTACGATCCTTGGTACTGTGCAGTCCAAGTTCACCTACTTTCCTTATCTCCGCAAGGAATGGAAGGAAAACTGTGAGCAGGAGAGACTGCTTGGTGTAAGCATGACTGGTATCTTCGACAACTCGTTCACATGTGGACGCAAGTCTCCATATGAATTGATCCAGTTCCTACAGGATCTTCGGGCTGTGGCTCAGGAAGTCAATACCCGATGGGCTGCAAAGATTGACACCGAACCATCTACATCAATCACATGTGTCAAGCCAGAGGGAACCACCAGCTGTCTAGCTGGCTGTGCCTCAGGTCTACACCCCCAGTATGCACCATACTATATCCGTCGAGTTCGTCTCGACAAGAAGGATCCCCTGTACCATCTTATGAAGGATCAGGGAGTTCCTGTTGAGGACTGCGTTATGAATCCAGATTCTACCGCTGTGTTCTCATTCCCAATGATGGCACCGCTAGGTGCTAAGACTACTCAGGATCTAGATGCAGAGACGCATCTCATCCTGTGGAGAATATACGCTGATTACTACTGCGAGCACAAGCCCTCAGTGACAATCAACTATACAGACGCAGAGTTCTTGCGTCTTGGCGCGACCGTATTTGAGCAGTTCGATAGCATCTCAGGTGTTTCGTTCTTGCCCAAGGCAGAGCATACCTACCAGCAAGCACCCTTTGAGGAGATCACAGAAGAGCAGTATCTTCAGTTCCCAAAGGTAGACGTAGACTTCAGTATGCTTCGTTTCTATGAAGCAGAAGACACAACCAAGGCGGCACATGAGCCAGCCTGTACAGCAGGAGGTTGCACAATCGTATGAAAGACATTATCGAACCAACACTACAGGTAAAGCTAGACAAGGGTCTTCCCTTGACTGGTCCAGAGTTTGGACGTTTGGCAAGACAACTTGCCACCTA